TTCTTCAGGGACAACTCACAAGACGGGCGCGCTCGCGGGTTCGAACGTTACACGACGACATCGATCTGGGACCAACTTAAAACGATTGGAAAGTTGAATCCCGACAATAAAATCCGTATCTTATGGCATAAATCCAAGGTTCTTCAAGCCAGAGGGGGCGGAACTGACAGCATCAATAAACGCTCTTGCTGGGAAATCAACAAATACATTCCTGTCAAGAAAAACTTCAGCTTTGGTTCTCTGGTTGCCAACAAACCTGGCTTGCATATCTTCGAACTCTATTGGTACAATACTTGCCAGTTAGAGAACTTTCCGACGGACCCTGCTGCGGCTACCTACATTTCGACGACAGCAAACAAACAAGTTTACTTTAATGATATAGATTAAATGTCCACATATTCATAACGATCCTGAGACAATGCATTAGGATCAGGCATTTCATTTCCGAATACAACAATATGAACTTTAGTAGCCATACGTTTCTCCACCGAATGATACTTGGGACTCATCACTCGGCCATTCTTCATCTGCTCCAAAACCGAATACTGCAGAAATTGCATATTCGTTCGAGGAATATCAACAAGAAAAACACGACAATGAGTCTTAACTGCATGCGCAATGTCGTCTCTCTTACCGACAGACAAAAACTGGGACGAAAACGGATGATGATCCTGATACCAGTTGACAAACCAACTCTTTCCGGTATTTCCAACTTCATCAATAACAAACAAAATCTTACGATCATCGGGGTCTTCGGCCAAACGATCTACCAAACCGGACTGCCAGGTACGGAGGACTGCGTTTCCGTCGACTGGTTGGATGAACAGTCGCATTCTTGAGAGTCCTGTGATTCCTGGGTAGCGAGTGAGTGTGGTAACATGCTCGGAGTGCGCGACCTCTGGAGTGGACGGCGCGCGACCGTGTTCAAGGGCAAATGCATCTGCCCAATCATAATAGGACTGGAGGTCCGTTCGTCTTCCCTGTTGAACGGGGGGGAGTTCTCCGATTTCGGTGAAGTCTCCATCTTTCTTGCAATACTCGGCCGCCTGGTGTGCAGAGCCACGGGTGACTTCCAAATGGAATCGTTGCGAACCAAGGCGGTTCTTGACGGTTGCCAAACGGATTGCAGCGGGGAAGATGACATATCCTTGGAGATGGGGCGTTCCTTCTTCGCCGGTTTCTCGTCCCCAAACAATATACTCGGTCGACGCGGCGGCGTCGAGGAGCTTGAGGGCTTCATCCTCAGTAGGATTGTTCAAAGTAAAACACCAATTCTTTGCACGAGACATGTTTGAAAAAATTATGAGAGGAGTGGCATGGAAGTGGGCTGGTAATACTAGCAGCCCACTTTTAAGATCTTTCTCACTGGTTCACTTTTCGACTCCGACTACTAGGAGTATTCGTACATCATGCCTTACAAGACAGGTTATAACCCCTATCGAAAGGGGTTATCTGCAAAAAACTTCTATCGATATGTGCCTGGTAAAGGTACTCCCTATCAATTGAGGCAGCGTTATGCTGCTAGAACTATCCAACGTGGAGTTCGTGCTAGACTCATGCATAAAAACAAATTCTACCGCTATCAAGCTAAACGATTTGCTGCGGTTCGTGCGCGTGTGATTCCTGCTGCTCCTTTTTCCGGCAAAATCGTATGTCAAACCGCTCAAACGGGAGCTTCTGCTACTTTGCTTAACATGGGGATTCTTTACGAATCCAATTTCCCTTGGCCTGCGTACGGACCTGAAGCAAATGCTAGATCCAATCAAAATATCTTTTGCCGTGGATTGAAAATTCATCGACGTTTCAATTATCGTACTCCGGCTGGCGGTACAACGGATGTCGGGCTTATTAAAGTTCACCATGCATTGGTTCAACTTAAAAACGAAGAAAACGACGCCGAAGTCTTGGAAGAAATCCAAACTGCGTTCTTCAGGGACAACTCACAAGACGGGCGCGCTCGCGGGTTCGAACGTTACACGACGACATCGATCTGGGACCAACTTAAAACGATTGGAAAGTTGAATCCCGACAATAAAATCCGTATCT